AAAGCGCTTGATCAAGATCCTGCGCTATGGCAAAAGTGATGTGCAGGAAGTCAACGAATCAATGCCTTATGGCCTTGATAGTAATCCGATCGCGGATATGATCGCAGTTTACAGTGAGACATCCGAACTTGGGGAGAAAGTTATTGTTGGATACCTGAATAAGAAGCAGCTCGCGCAACCCGGTGAGATGCGGATCTACTCTACAAGTACTTCCGGCGCTCTTAAAACATTCATCTGGCTGAAGGCTGATGGCACCATGCAACTGGGCGGCATAGTTGATAACAGCGTGAGATATCGTCCGTTGAATGCCGGGCTACAGGCAGAAGCTACAGCGATAAACGCAGAGCTCACAAAGATCGCGGCTGCATTGAATGCGATCATCCCAGGAATTTATGTGGTGGCTCCGGTAACAGTGGACATCAGTGCTTCAAAAATTGATGAAATAAAAACTTTATAAAATGGCATTAAACCCGGTTGACTTATCCAATGATCTAAAGGCTGCTTTTTCAAACAGCCCTGATCCTGCAATTAAAGCGCTAACAGATGCTTTCTATGTACAGCTTGCTGTATGTATCAATACTCACATCAAGCGCGGATCTGTAGCGGCAGTGACCGTTAACCTGAATACCGGTGTACAAATTGCGCCTGTCCTTATTACTTAATTTATTATACTTCAAAACATGATACAATATTACGACTTAGATGTGAACATGGAGACCGCAAGCGGGCTGCAGGCGAAGATCGCCAAACTCGACGCAATCATCAGTTCATTGATGGATACAGCACTTGTTGCGGTAGCCAATGGCGATACCGTTCAATACAATCTCGATACCGGTCAGACTAAGATCAGCAAGGTTTACAACGAACCATCTGCGATCCTGAATGCTATCAAGGGATATGAAACATTAAGGAAATATTATATCAATCAGCTCACGCCTCGCAACGTGAGATTGGTTGACAGCAGAAATTTTATACCACGCAGATATGGCAGAAACTAAGATCAAAACATATTGGAAGAATTTCATTGATAGCATCTCTACGAAAAAAGAGGTGAAGATGGATTTGAATACCGGCAATTACAATACGCTCTTTGCTATTTCATTTACCGGTGAAAAAAACTTGGGCGAGATGGGCCCAATAAAAGGATATATTCCTGCTTACGAAGCGTTACGCCAAAGATCCTGGGACGCGTATCTTACAAATGAAATCGTACAGATCATTGTAAACAGAAAGAGTACATGGGTGATCGGCAAAGGATTGAAGCTGCAATCAGAACCGCTTGAGTCAGTTCTGAAAACTGAAGGGATAACAATTGATGTCCACGATTTTTCCGAAATGGTAGAAAGCAGGTTTATGGTTTATGCCAAATCGGATATGTGCGATTACCGCGGAATGAAGAATATGGCCATGCTGGAAAATACAGCATATAAAAACGTTGTCACTGGTGGCGACGTATTAGTTATTCTGAGATATGTGAAGGACCAGGTAAAGATCCAACTGATAGATGGCGCACATGTTCGCTCTCCTTTAGGTTATGGTACCGATACCTTTCCGCAAGTTCTTGAAAGCGGAAACAGGATCTTGAATGGAATTGAAATGGATCCAACCGGGCAGCATGTTGCATACTATGTGATGACTTGCGACCCTGCTAATCCTTATAAATGGGAAAGAGTAGAGGCACGCGGATCTAAATCAAATCTTAAAATGGCGTTCCTTGTTTCCGGATTGGAATACAGAATTGACAATGCTAGATCAATCCCGGCAATTTCTACTACTTTGGAAACACTTGCGAAGCTCGAACGTTATAAGGAAGCAACATTGGGCAGCGCGGAAGAAAGACAGAAGATTGTTTATGCAATTGAGCATAAAGAATTTTCTGATGGTGGCAGCCCGCTTGCGGATGCAATGGCGCGTGCTAACGGGTTTTCCGATAAACTTCCTGTAACTGATGATGGAGTTGCGCTTGCATCAACTGTTGCAGCATCCACCAATAAAAATACATTCAACCTCACGAAGGGATCTTCTTTAAAATCTTTAGAAAGTAAGAATGAACTTTACTTTCGCGATTTTTATTCAGTGAATTTTGATCTGATCTGTGCATCTATCGGTATGCCTCCGGAAGTAGCGGCATCAAAATACGATAGTAACTTCTCATCAGCGCGTGCTGCAATTAAAGATTGGGAGCACACACTCATGGTGGAGCGTGAGAAATTCGCATTTGAATTTTTAGCACCGATCTATCGCTTCTGGTTAGAAGTGGAGATCCTGAAGAACAAAGTAAATGCTCCGGGATATTTGCAAGCTAAATTCAGTGGTAATCAAATGGTACTTGAAGCATATTGCAATGCCCGTTTTGTTGGAGCAAGCGTTCCGCACATCGATCCGTTGAAAGAAGCAGAAGCAGAAAGATTAAAACTTGGCGACACCGGAAAATCAATTCCGCTTACAACTGTAGAAGCGGCAACAGAGAATTTGAACGGTGGTGATTCAAGAGCGAACATGGCGCAATACGCAAGTGAACTTCAGAAATCAAAAGATCTGAAAATAGTACCCGTGGTTGATCCTGTAAAAGAAAAGAAGCCGGGAGATAATAATTAATAATCTCGCGGCTTTTGTTTTACATTATCTGGCTGACTATTGAGAAAGTCGGATATCACCGGCTTCAATAATTGCGAATACGTTACACCTTTATTTTTTGCTACGTTAACTGCGAGGTTTTTTGTTTCCTTCGAAACACCTCTTATGCGCAATTCTCTATCGTAGTTTTCTCTTTTTGGATTTGGATTTTCTGACATGATAGCAACAGTCTAAAGATATATTCCCAACTCTTGGGAACATTTTTAAACGACTTATTAACCGGGTATAATTTTACACCCAGAATGCCAAAAGAGCTTTATTTATACTCACCAGTTTACGACTTCGTAGCGCAGGACCTTATTTCAAAAATGGAAGAGGCCGGAGACGAAGATGTAACGATGAGAATTAATTCGCCAGGCGGCAGCGTATTCTCAGGCTGGGGCATCATCGCCAAAATGCAAGAACGTAAAGGAAAGACTAATATTAAAGTTGATGGAGCTGCTATGTCTATGGCTGCTTTTATTCCTTTGTTTGCCGATCATGTTGAAGCATTAGATACTTCTACTTTCATGCTGCATCGTGCAGCCATGTATGTAGAGACTCCGGAAGATCAAGCAGTACTTGACAAGGTGAATAAAAACCTTCGTTCAAAGATGGAGACAAAATTAGATTCTGATGCGTTGAAATCAATCTCAGGATACTCTATTAAAGATCTTTTCGAGAATGAAAAAAGAATTGACCTTTTTCTTACAGCAAAAGAAGCCAAGCAAATTGGCCTTGTAGACAAGATAAATAAAGTAAGTCCGAAAGAGCTTGCTGCATTTAACGAGAAATTCTATTCGTTAGCTGCTAAATCTGAATCGGACACCACAACTCAAACAAATAAATCAAAAACCAATAAAATGACATTAGCGCAATTAAAAGCTGAACATTTAGAATTGTTCAATGAAGTAGTCGCCATTGGCGTAGCAGCTGAAAAAGACCGTGTAGAAGCGTGTTTGGTGTTTAACGACATCGATCCGAAAGGAGTTAAAGCAGCAATCGAAGGCGGTAAGCCGCTTACTGAAAAACAGAAAGCTGAATTTGGCTTAAAGGCAATGGGTGCAGCTGCGCTCAAAAACATTTCGGCAGACAGCGAAGGTAAAGAACTTACCACTGAAGAAATTACTGCAAAAAATAAGACTGCGAAGGAGCAGCAAATTGCAGAGTTCAATAAAGAACTTTTCGGACACTTAGGCTTAAACACTAAAAAATAAAAAGATGAGCACAAATTCAATAGTATTAAATAACGGCCAGGAGCTTTTCGTAAACTTTGACGTATCCAAAATTTTCATTTGGGGTAATCGTTACGAGAACGCGCCGTATATCAACAGTACATATAACGACGTAACGCTTTTGGCAGGCACCTTAATGGGCCGCGTAAGTGCTAACGGATATATAAAGCCGCTTACTTCCGGCGCATCCGATGGAAGTCAATTCCCGGTAGGGATCCTTGCTAACGACGTTGTAGTAGTTGCAGGTTCACTTGTGAGCTTACCGATCTGTAATGACGGTGATGTAAGAGAAGACCTTGTAATCTTCCAATCCGGTGACAACATGGACACTGTAGTAAGCAGCCGTCGTCTAAGAGATCGTATCTCTTCAGATACAGTAGGTATTCGCCTGGTACCGAACACAGAAATGACAGGAGTAGACAATCAATAATTTTTAAAAAGAGAAAATATGCCAGCAATTTCAACAACAGACGCAAGAGCATTATACACGGTAGCCTTATTGGCTGTATATCGTGAGCGTACAACCCCAACATCCTTTCTTCGTTCCTTCTTCCCTGCGAAGGAGTCGCCAACAAAGAACGTGAGTATTGAGGTACAACGCGGAACCGAAAAAATTGCCGTAGATGTAGCGCGCGGAACAGAAGGAAACAGAAACAGTTTCAGTCTGTCAACTGAAAAGATCTTCGCGCCGCCATACTACCGTGAATATTTCGACGGAACCGAACTTGATCTTTATGATCGTATGATGGGCTCTGGCGACATTGATGCTGCCTTGGTTGGTGCATTCGTGGATTCAGTTGCGGATAAACTTCGCATGTTGCAAGACAAGATCGAGCGTGCATACGAATTGCAATGTGCTCAGATTTTTGAAACAGGAATTGTTCTTTTGAACAACGGAACTAACATCGACTTTAAGCGTAAAACCGCTTCCAAAGTAGATCTTTCAACAAGTAACTATTGGGCAGATTCAGGAGTAGATCCTGCAACATCTATCACAACCGGTTGCGACTGGTTGCGTAAGGTAGGAAAAGCTGCAGGTGGAGTATTTGATTTGATCTGTGGAGGCGATGCTTTGAGAGATCTGATCAACAACACTAAAGTTCAGGATCGCGGAAAGATCTTTAATTATGCACTTGATACATTAAACACTCCGCAACGTGGGGCTGTGGGACAAACATTCCACGGAGAAATCTCTGCAGGTTCATACCGCGTGAGGATCTGGTCATACAACCAATATTACGATAACGCATCAGGAGTATCTACTCCGTATGTGAATCCTAAGAAGGCAATTCTTTTACCGGAGAATCCGGAGTTCGTTCTTGCTTTCGCAGCAGTGCCTCAATTGCTCGGTGGTAACACCTCAATCAATAAGAGTGCATTCGTTGTAGGAGAATACAAGGATGAAAAAAATACAGCGCATATCTACGACATCAAATCGGCAGGTGTAGCGATCCCGGTATCGGTTGACAAAATTTACACAATGAAAGTAGTAACAGGATAAGGGTTGTTTGGTTTGATAAGATAAAGGGCTGGTAAGTAAAATATGCCAGCCCTTTTTAATTGGATATGAATTTAATAGAGCAGGCACAAAAAGACATTCAGAAGATCACATCCAACTCAAATGAGTTTGGTGTTAGTATCTCCTTTACAGCTCCTAACGGGCAGCTCGCTACTATTAATGGCATCCATACAAAACATCATTTGAGTATTGACACATCCGGTAATCCGGTGAATGGCCTTAAAGCCTCCATTGGTTTTTCAGAAACAGTTTTATTAACAGCGAATGTAAATTATCCGGTCCGCAACAGCGACAATGATGTGGATCTCACCGGCCACTTGATCGACGTGAAAGACAGTACCGGCAATACAAAGAACTACCATGTGAACCAAT